TGGAGCTACTGGTGCTCAAGGAACCACCGGGGCTACTGGTGCTCAAGGAACCACCGGGGCTACTGGTGCTCAAGGAACCACCGGGGCTACTGGTGCTCAAGGAACCACCGGGGCTACTGGTGCTCAAGGAACCACTGGAGCTACTGGAGCCCAGGGCACTACTGGAGCTAATGGAGCTCAGGGTGTTCAGGGCATTACAGGCGATAAGGGTGGAATAAGGCTCTCATTCTCAACTACTACAACAGACTCCGACCCAGGTACTGGAGTTGTAAGATACAATAACGCTACCATTGGATCTGTTACACAGCTATTTATTGATAATCTTGATGTCGGCTCTACTAATATAACTGCGTTTCTTGATTCGTTTGATGATAGTACAACTACGGCTTCCCGTGGCTTTATTACTATTCTTGGTAATAGCAACAATACTTTAAACATTTTTCAGGTAACTGGTGCTATCGTTGATGGTACTGGATATAGAAAAATACCTGTGTCATTTGTTTCCGGTACGCTACCTACTAATAACCAAGCTCTAACACTAGAATTTTCTAGAACTGGAAACATTGGTATACAAGGAACCACAGGGGCTAATGGAGCTCAGGGTACTACTGGAGCTAATGGAGCTCAGGGTACTACTGGAGCTACTGGTGCCCAAGGAACCACGGGGGCTACTGGTGCTCAAGGAACCACCGGGGCTGCTGGTGCCCAAGGAACTACTGGAGCTACTGGTGCTCAAGGAACTACTGGAGCTACTGGTGCTCAGGGTACTACAGGAGCTACTGGTGCTCAAGGAACTACTGGAGCTACTGGTGCTCAAGGAACCACCGGGGCTACTGGAGCGCAGGGGACTACCGGTACTGGTGCTCAAGGAACCACGGGGGCTACTGGAGCGCAGGGCACTACTGGAGCTAATGGAGCTCAGGGTGTTCAGGGCATTACAGGCGATAAAGGTGGAATAAGGCTTTCATTCTCAACCACTACAACAGATGCCGATCCAGGTACTGGGGTTATAAGATATAATAATGCTACCATTGGATCTGTTACACAGCTATTTATTGATAATCTTGACGTCGGCTCTACTGATATAACTGCGTTTCTTGATTCGTTTGACGATAGTACAACTACAGCTTCACGGGGCTTTATTACTATTCTTGGAAATTCTAATAATACTATAAACGTCTTCCAAGTGACTGGCGCAGTAGTAGATGGCACAGGGTATAGAAAGATCCCAGTATCTTTTGTTTCTGGTACGCTACCTACTAACAATCAAGCTCTAACATTAGGATTTTCTAGAACTGGAAACATTGGTGTACAAGGAACCACAGGGGCTAATGGAGCTCAGGGTACTACTGGGGCTACTGGTGCCCAAGGAACCACGGGGGCTACTGGTGCTCAAGGAACCACCGGGGCTACTGGTGCTCAAGGAACCACCGGGGCTACTGGTGCCCAAGGAACTACTGGAGCTACTGGTGCTCAAGGAACCACCGGGGCTACTGGTGCTCAAGGTACTACGGGTACTGGAGCTCAAGGAATTCAGGGCATAAGTGGACTTTCTGACCCAGAAATTGCTGCTATAGCAGGACTTACGTCTGCTGCGGATCGCCTACCATACTTTACAGGGTCTGGTACTGCAGCATTAGCTACATTTACCTCTTTTGGCAGATCGCTAGTTGATGACGCGGACGCCACTGCTGCACGAACTACTCTTGGTCTAGGCACGGCAGCAACCGTCAATACGGGCACATCTGGCGCGACGATCCCCCGAAATGACACAGCGAACACTTTCTCAGAAACACAAACTGCAGCCCGGTTTCAGGTTGGCACGTTTTATATGGATGATAACATCGGCCTTGGCGCTGACATCCCGGGTTTTAATTTTGATAGCAACGACTGGCTGGCCTACTACCGATCAACTAACAGGTTTGAGATAGGCATTGGTTCTGCCAATGCGTTCAGCGTCACGGGGTCAGGCGTTACTATTCTCGCTAACACTGTCTCTACTGATGGCTCAGTCAGGACTCGTAAAACTGGTAGCAACATTGAGTGGGGCCATACGACCGCCGCTTATCATAATGCGCTTGGTGCAGAAGCTGGATCAGGTGCAGGATTTCTCACATTTGGGGCTTTTGCGGGAACTACCAGCAACACCTATCGCACGACAGGTCTTCTTGGCTCTGGCATCCGCTCGGACAATGCCGGCGGGATGGTGTTCTTCACACTCACCAACTCAAACGCTGACAATCAGTCGCCTACTGGCAGGGTGACGTTACTAGCATCAGGCGAACTACAGCTTACAGATGTTGGTCCGACATCAACATTGGCGGCAGGCACCAAAGCGGTTGTTCGCAATCGACAAGATAGCTCCTACACCCTCGTCCTTAGCGACGCCGGAAAATCAATAGTTGGTTACGGCTCAACCGCATCACAGACATGGACGATCCCAGCAAATGGATCAGTTGCCTACCCACTTGGAACTAGTATTACATTCTGTAATATGCGCTCGGTATCTTGTTCTATCGCTTGCAATACCGACACAATGTACCTTGCTGGTACGGGTGGAACAGGAACACGTACGCTCGCTGCTTATGGTTGGGCAACAGCCGTGAAAGTTGATACAACTAACTGGATGATTGGAGGAATAGGTCTAACATGACGGGAATCATGCAAGCAATTATTGGCTCTCTTGGCGGCTTTATCCCCCAGACCGTAACCCGCACATCAGGCACAGGAGCAACTGAAACCGTCCCTACGGGTGCAACATCCGTCCGTATCCGCGTGGGCGGTGGCGGTGGCGGGGGTGGGGTCTCAACGTCTTTTGCTGAATTTGTAGGCGGTGGCGGTGGAGAGGGCGGCTTTGCAGAACGCACTATTGCTGTCGTCGGCGGAAATACCATGACCTACACAGTAGGCGGCGGCGGAGCAGGCAGGTCAAGTGGGTCCGGGGCGGGGACAGCAGGCGGCGCATCTTCTGTTTCTGGTACAGTCTCAGGTGGGTCTGTGTCTATGACTGCTAACGGCGGCGCGGCAGGCGGCGCTTTTAGTGGCGGTAATGGCGGCACAGCATCTGGCGGCACTACAAACACAACCGGCACCGCTGGAAGTGATGGAGAGTCTGGCGGCGGTGGGGGCACTGGTGCAAGCACACAAAGCGGCGAAGGCGGAGGCGGTGCACAAGCTCCGTTTGCGTCTGCTGAGGGCTTCCGAGGCGAAATAGAATTTTACTACACGTAAGAAAGGTAAACCATGGCTATACAATATACTTGGAAAATTGACCAACTCGAAAGAAATCCACTAACTGGCGTTGTGATAACAGTACAGTGGGAGTGCCACGGTGTTGATGATGAAACACAAAACTCGGTGTATATATCAAGTAGCCTTCGATTACCTCCAAATGACCCTGATAACCCTGATTTTATCCCATTTGATGAATTGAGCGAACAAGCTGTACTTGAATGGGTTTGGCAAGGACCCACTAAAGAACAGTACGAAACTTCTGTAGCAGAACAGATCGAACTAAAAAATAATCCCCCTATTGTAACTGGAGTACCTTGGCAAAATGAAAGTATCTAGACTTGATATACCCTACGAAAGCGTCGCAGATTACGCACATCCTTTTATTCGTCTAGATGCCTCTAGATATTTAAAAGAGCTAAAGGTAGACCCCACTAGTCCTCAAATTGCAATTGTTAATGCAATTAATAACCCTAAATATCGTTTTGTAACTGCTGCCGTATCACGCCGACTTGGTAAAACTTATATCGCTAATATTATTGGGCAGCTTGTAGTTTTGTACCCTGGGTCTCATGTGCTTATTATGAGCCCTAACTATAGACTGTCTCAAATCTCGTTTGATCTGCAACGTAATCTTATTAAACACTTTGGAATTGAGGTACTAAGAGATAATGCTAAAGATAGCGTTATTGAGCTTGTTAATGGGTCAACCATTCGCATGGGCTCTGTTAACCAGGTAGACTCGGTTGTTGGTCGCTCATATGATCTTATTATCTTTGATGAGGCTGCTCTAACTGAAGCTGGTGAGACTGCGTTTAATATTGCTTTGCGCCCTACGCTAGATAAGCCCACAAGTAAAGCAATTTTTATTTCCACACCACGTGGTAAAAATAACTGGTTTGCCAGATTTTACGAACGTGGTTTTTCTGACGAGTTTCCAGAGTGGGCATCAATACACGCTACTTATATGGATAACCCTAGAGTTGACATGCGTGACATTGATGAAGCTAAACGCACCATGAGCGATGCTGAGTTTCGTCAAGAATACATGGCAGACTTTAGTACATTCGAAGGACGTATTTATACGTTTGACTTTGAGAAAAATGTCAGAGATCTTTCTGATCTTGACTTACGTAACATGGATGTTATTGCGGGTCTAGACGTTGGTTATCGCGATCCTACTGCTCTAGCAATATTTGCGTGGGACGGCTTTAAGTACTATGCAGTTGCCGAATACTTAAGCGCAGAAGATGCAACTAGTAAACACGCTAAAGCAATTCAATACTATATCAATAAGTATAACATAGACTTTATATTTGTAGATACTGCTGCTGCTCAATTCAGAGCTGACTTAGCTGCCGATTACGGAATTTCTACTATGAACGCTAAGAAGTCTATTCTAGATGGTATTAGCCACGTTTCTGCACTTATTGATCACAATAATCTAATTGTCGATCAAAAGTGTGTTCAGATTCTTAAGTCTTTAGAGGCGTATCAGTGGGACTCTGGTAACTTAAAAGAACGCCCTTTACATAACTGGGCATCACATATGGCAGATGCCATAAGATATGGACTATACAGTCACGTAAATTCTGTAGGTTCGTTTTAATCTTACCTCCCAAAAATTTTACTTGACTATATATTTCTCAGAGGTTAAAATTGAAAAATGAATAAAAGAGATCCCATCAAGCATGTTCGTGATCGAGCAAAAAAGGCTTATGAAAAAAAGTCAGAGTGTGATATTTGTGGAGCTAAAGAAAATCTTGAGCTTCATCATTATACAGGCTTAACAGAATTATTTAACATGTGGACGCGTAGAAATAACATCAGAATAAACACAGATGAGGATGTCTTAGCAGTACGGGATAGGTTTATAGAAGAACATCAAAAAGAGCTTTATGAAGATGTAACAACACTCTGTAAAAGACATCATATGGAATTACATTCGTTATTTGGAAAAGCTCCAGTATTTACAAGTGCTATAGCACAGGCTAAGTGGGTAAAAAAGAAAAATGAACTGGTATCAAAAACTACTTAGCCCTTTTACTACTAAGATAAATCCGTCTCAGCCGTACATTATGATGCAAGAGGGTACAAGTATCCCTCCCAACCCTAATGCTTACTGGCAGTACTATGAAAACCTGGGTATCGTCAATAGATCTATTAATATGATTGTAGACGCTGCATCTCAAATTGACTTTATTGTAGATAGTGATACAATTGCCCAACAATTTCCGCCTGTAAGAGGCGTAAAAAAAGCCTCTGTAGATCGCCTACTAAACTCCGAGCCCAATCCATTCCAGGATATCTCGTCTTTTAGAAGGCTTCTCCTCCTAGACTTACTTGTGGAAGGCAATGCTTTTATATATTATGATGGTGTTCACCTCTATCACATGCCAGCTCACTTAGTGGAAATTCTTCCAGATGAAAAGCTATATGTAAAAGCCTATAAGCTCCACACAATTGAATATTCTACTAATGAAATAATTCATATAAAAGATAACTCTATGCGAGGGATCTACAGAGGCGCTTCTAGACTTAAATCAGCACTTAAAAATGTTGATCTTCTAGCGCGCATGTTGAGGTTCCAGGATAACTTCTTCGAAAACGGGGCCGTTCCAGGCCTAATTCTCAAAAGTGAAAACGCACTCTCGGATAAAATCAAAGAGCGCATGATCGAAGGCTGGCTGAGAGCGTACTCTCCTAATAAAGGGGGCAAAAGACCCCTTATCCTGGATGGAGGGCTAGAACTAGATAGACTTACAAACACAAGTTTTAAAGAATTAGATTTTGAAGCTAGTATTAAAAACCAGGAAAATGCTATTATGGTAGCACTTGGAGTTCCTCCCATCTTACTAACCGGAGGAAACAACGCTAACATAAGACCAAATCAAAGACTATTCTATATTGAGACAGTTATTCCCCTTGTAGATAAATTTTTAAAGGCTTATGAAAGATTCTTTGGGTTTAAAATACTACCAGACAACGATATTGCCGGCCTACAGCCGGAACTAAGAGAACAAGCAGGATTTTATTCTACATTAGTAAATACCGGTATTCTTTCGGTAAATGAAGCGAGAAAAGCTCTTGCCTATGACACTATGAAAGACCAGGATGAGCTTAGAGTTCCGATGAATATTGCGGGATCTGCAGCTAACCCAAGCGAGGGTGGAAGACCAAAAGATGAAGAAGTATGATCTAGATTTTACACCTACCGATAGTATGGCATCTGAAGCACAGCGTGCTCTGGACTGGCGTAAAGAAGGTAATAGAGGTGGAACGCCGGTTGGAGTGGCTAGAGCCCGCCAACTAGTTAATAAACAGAATCTATCTCCTAGTACGGTAAAAAGGATGTTTT